TAAATTTGATGGTAAAATTAATGGTGATGATTATAAGATAGAGTGTGATAATATTGATGATTTTGAGTATATACTAGATTTTGCTATTACGCACAAGACATTAAAAACTTCTATGGAAGAATCATTTAAACTTATGGAAGAAGCACAAGAGGAAAAAAGAAAGCCAACGACAGAAGAACTATTAAAAAACATTGATAATATAGGTGGGTATTCTAACTCGCAAGTTAAAAAAGGTCAAGTGGTGCTTTCCAGTGATATATTTGAGGCTAAATGGGACAACGAAGGAAACATAACGGAAATTACAGTTCCATGTGTAAAATGCAGAGAACATGGAGATTATGAGGTATCAAACTTTGATAGAAGTATACATTTAACTTCTACACTTGGGAGCATAATAATATTAAAAGAAGATCTACCGTCGATGATAACCGCATTAAATCAATTATAGAGGAATCCGAAAGGGTTTCTTTTTTTATGTGAAAGTTTATTAAATAGTTGTTGACAGATACGGCAGAGGGGTGTATAGTTAGTTATAGAAACACAGGAGGTTACACGATGGAAAATAAAATAATGATTAATGAAGCAGCAGCAAGAAGAGCAAAGGAAAATATGAGTTTTAGCAGTTATAAAGAAGGTTCAGCAACTTCAGAGTATAACCAACTATGTATAGAAGCAAATGAGAAAGCCGCTAAATATTCAGACAATCCAAAAGCAGAAGCAGCAGCGGAACAATACAAAATAAGAATGGGAAACTGGATGAATAAATATAACTCAAACGGTGCGAATCATGTTTCTTGGATGATTTCCGGACCAGCTAACTACAATATGAAAAAGCATAATAAATGTATGGATAGAGAAGGAAACCTATGGAAAGAATACGAAGAGATTAATAATAAATTTGACAGTGCTATGAGAGGGGTAGCGAAGCCAGTTATAAAGAGTTCTGACAGTAACGCATTAGAAGCACTTCAGGAAAAATTAGAGAAAGCAGAAGCAGAACACAAAGCCTATAAAGACCATAACAAGAAAGCTAAAAAAGAAGGAACACAAAAACTAGCCGCTTATGTATTAGCAAACAGTAACGGAAGGATAAGAGCAATCAAGCAAAGGATCATCAAAGTTGAAAAGGCACAGACACAGGAAGAAAGAAGATTAGATTTTGATGGTGGTTATGTTATAGAGAATAAAGAAGCCGGAAGAACTCAGATTATGTTTGAAGAAAAGCCAAACGAAGAAATGCGAACTAAGATGAAGTCAAGCGGTTGGAAGTGGTCACCAAGAGCCGGAGCATGGCAAAGACAATTAACAGCTAATGCGTGGAGTGCTGCAAATAGACTGTTAGTATAGTAGATATAAAGGATGGGTTTAGATGCTCATTCTTTTTTTAATGTTTATCAAATAAACCCTTGACACATAAGTCAACACGTGGTATTATTAGTTATAGCAACACAGGGAACACAAATTTTAGGGAGGTAACAAGATGAATAAGATTATTGAAGCATTACAAACTACACATAATACAGAAACGTACATGTACAAACTTAATAACATTGTTAATTTACACATAACAAAAATGGATATATGGGGAAAAAGGTTTTTAGTAGAAACAGAGGTAAATGGTCGAATATTAAAAGGTGAGTACATGACAGCAGATCAAGCAATCAATTTATAGGAGGTGACGCAGATGAAAAAGTTTAAAAATAAAACTGAATTAATAAATTTTATAGAGTATCAAGTTAGCGTCAAACTGGTTAATGATCCGAATGACCGCATTAATAAGAAAAGAAAAGTGTTACATACTGAAGTTAGCGACCAAGAAGCCTACAGAGTATTTCCTTTACTTCATCAATGGGGTATAAGATACGAGAAACATTTAAGAAACGCATACTTCATAATAATATAGAACCTTAACGGGTTCTTTTTTTTATGCAACAATTGAACCAAACCAACAAGTGTGTTATAATGTAGAGAGAAAAGGCGAACGGATTATTTGAAATAGGTGATTTAGTTCGTTGTTTTTTTAGAGTAAAATATAATATTAAATTATGGAGGTAATTATAATGGCTAAATTGAATGAAAAACAAAAGAAGTTTTGCAAAGAATATGTTTTAGATTTCAATGCAACGCAAGCTGCTATACGTGCCGGGTACTCTAAAAAGACGGCTTCGGTTATTGGATATGAAAACCTCAGAAAACCTCAGATACAGGAATACTTCAAGAAGTTAATGAAGAAACCACTTGAAAAGGCTGATGTTTCGATTGACAACGTTTTAAACTATGCGGTAGAGATTAGGTCTAGATGTATGACTGAAGAGCCTGTAATGGTTAAGACTTCCGAAGGCATGGAAGAATCCGGAGAGTGGAAGTTTGACGCAAGCAACGCATTGAAAGCTAATGAACAGTTGGGTAAGTATTTGAAGATGTTCACTGATAAGGTGGAAGTTGACAGCAATCAAGAGGTAACTATTAATTTCAACATACCAAGACCAAAGAAACCTAAGAAGGATATTAAATAGGGGTGTAATGGTATGGCGGCTATATTTAAAACGCTTACAATCAATGACAATTAGGCAATAACTGGAATATATAGCAATAATGGTTAAAATTATAAACGTTGGAACTACAACAGAAAATGGACTTGTTCCACCGTAGGTATAGAGGTGACTTGATGGAAGTAAATGTTGAGTATGTTCCGAATGAAAAGCAATTTAAATTCCATGAATCGAATTCTGATGAAGTTGTTTATGGCGGTGCGAAGGGTGGCGGTAAGTCTTGCGCCTTAGTAATGGAGTGTTTAGCATACGGTTTAGAATATCCCGGTGCTAATATGTATATATTTAGGGAAACTTACGACGATCTGGAAGCAAATATAATTAGAGAGTGGAAAGAGAAAGTCCCAAAAGAACTGTATAAGTATAACGATTCAAAACATCAAGTAACATTAAATAACGGTACTTCAGTTAAATTTAGGTTTATAAGGAACTATAGCGATGCGGAAGGTTATCAAGGTCGCTCGATGGATTGGATAGGTGTTGACGAACTAACAAAGCACCTGAAGAAAAGTATACAAGTGCTTTTATCTTGTTTGAGATCACCGAAAGGATATCCGCCAAGGTTCAGAGCAACGTGTAATCCTGGCGGTATCGGTCATGGATGGGTGAAAGCTGAATATATACAAGCTACAGATTACGGAAAACACAAAATAAAATGTAGAATAACGGATAGCATAAAAGAGTTTATACCTGCTAGAGTATATGATAATGTTGTATTGATGGAGAATGACCCGAACTATGTTAAAAGGCTTGAGAACTTACCCGAAGATAAAAAGAAAGCTTTCCTATACGGTGATTGGGATATATTCGAAGGTCAACACTTTGAAGAGTTTGACAAAGAAGTTCACGTTATAGAGCCGTTTGCAATACCTAAGCATTGGGATAGATATTCTGTATTAGACTACGGTCTTGATATGTTAGCTGGATTATGGGTAACTGTAAATGAATACGGAAAAGGCTTCATATATAAAGATGTAAATGAAGCTGGATTGATAATCAGTAGAGCAGCCGAAAAGATGATTGATATTAATAATGGTGATGAAATGATGATTAATTATGCACCTGGGGACTTGTGGAATCGTAGGCAAGAGACCGGTATGAGTGCATTCGACATATTTGTAGAAAATAATTGGATAATGATACAAGCAGATAGAAACAGAGAAAATGGATCATTAGCCATGAAGGAATGGTTAAAGATATATGATTCAGTTGATGAACAAACAGGAAAGACGATTAGAACAGCTAATCTTAAGATATTTAGTAACTGCAAAGAACTTATAAACAACTTGACAGAAATTCAATCAGACGAGAAGAACCCAAACTGTTACGCAACGACACCACATGAAATAACTCACAACGTCGATGCTTTGCGATACTTCTGCATAATGCGTCAAGGACCATCGGAACCAATAAAAGAAGAATTAGACTATGAAGAACAGAAAGAGTATGATGACTACGAAGAACTAGAAGAGGAGGGTTTCTATTGATTCAAGGAGCGGTAATATTAATGGTGGGTTTGGCCGGTGGGTACTTAGTCAAGGCACTACAAACAAAAGGCTTAGAATCGAAGTATAAGGATGTTAAAGGTCAATTAGATATAGCTAGACAGATGGAGAAGGAAAGAGAACGCGAACCCGATAATTTCTACGATAGATAGGAGGTGACACATGAACGCAGCAGAGCAATCAATAGTAGCACAATTTGAGAATGATTACAGCACGGCATCGACGGCAAAGACTACATATGAGACAACATGGCAA